GTAAAACTAAAACCCGATAAAAATGAGTCTTTAAGGATGCCAAAAGCAAAACCTATAAGAAATGGAAAACAGCGAAAATCGCTCATCCAACAAGGAGTCAACATTCCCGCCGGCACGGCTGTGTCAACTGCCATCTCTGAGGTGGCGGCTGCCGCCTCGGTCCGACCTTCGGGTCGACTTCGAGGAGGCCGTGCTGGTGGCGGGGGTGGTGCTCCATCACAATCCGCGCAGGATCGAGTTAATCAGCAAATGCGCGACATCGTTAAGATCCCGAATCAGTATCTCAAGTCCTTGTGCTTGCCAGAGATCTACGGACCTATTGCCTATTCGGACCAGTTCCTGGATAAGTCAACTACGTTCGGCGGTATTATTAACACTCCTATGCCGTATCTTGCTGCGACTGTGGGAAACACCCCTGCGGGAACGTTTCTTGCCGTCTGCCGACCCCTTCTGGTGGATCCTGTTCAGGCACTTGTTATTGCGAACGCTAACACCGTCCTACGACTTGTCTCGAACATTCAAAACGAAAACTATGGATTGTTTTCCATCTCGGATGGTGACCATACAGTAGCTCGTGATTCGACTTCTATGGAACTTATCACAACCTACCAAATCTTGTCACCGTCGTGGATTACAATTCAGGTGATGACGTGGGCGCTATGTTTCACGGCCAAGGCGGCGGGATCGATTTCTTCGGAACACCCGCCGACGGTGCCGGTTCAACAGTTACCGCCTTTGTCAATTGCCAAGTCCCACTTCCGAGTGGTCAAACCATTCTGGTGCGAGCTATTACTACAGCTGGGCCTCAAGCGCCGCAAACGCTTGCCCAGGTAGGAGCTTCCCAGACCTACACTGTCGCATGGACGCCGTCAGCGTGGGATGCCGGCTTGCCCGGCATGGGTTTTCAGTTCGCCTTAGGGGGGACTGCGACCGCTCAATCGCAACTACCACTTGCTTCCGTCCAAGTTACATTCAATGGAACCGCTTCGAGCTTCCTGCAGTGGCAGTCCT